GGGATATGAAATTGGTCGGCACTCCCAAACCTCACGGGTTTACCAAAATTCCTATTATTTACTATAGACAAGAAGAAGCTGAGTGGTCTCAAGTTCAACCTGTTATTGAGCGAATTGAGACCGTTATTTCAAATTGGGGTGATACTAATGATTATTTCGGTTCTCCGTCATATTTCTTCAAAGGCAGAATGAAAGGTTTTGCCGAAAAAGGAGAACCGGGTAAGGTATATCAGGGAGAAGATGAGAAAACCGAAATGAAGGTGCTTTCATGGGATTCTTCACCGGAAAGCGTGAAGGGCGAACTTGGTAATCTTTTCAATATCGCTTTCTCATATACACAAACTCCCGATATTTCTTTTGAGAGCATGAAACAACTAAATGGCAATACTTCTGGTATCGCTATACAACTAATGTTTACCGACCCTCACATGAAAGCTGATGATAAATTAGAGCTATTCGGAGAGATGTTTACCCGCCGTTGTAATCTGGTGAAGAATGGAATAGTTACCACCGGACGAGAAAATTCTAAAGCAATTCCTGAGCGTATTGAAAAGGCTACAAAGATTGAGCCTAAGTTCACTCCGTACATGCCTAAAAATATGAAGGAAATCATTGAAATGCTCGTTACTGCCACAGGTGGAAAGGCTATCATGTCTCAGAAAGAAGGAGTTTCTCATAATGAAATGCTTGCTAATCCGGATGAGGATTACAAACAGATTTTAAACGAGAAACAGGATGATGATTTTGAGGATATTATGGGGTCTGCTAAAGAATAGTTTGCTATGGATAAGGGAAAAGATAAAGAGCTTTTGAAGTATGTACTTCAATTAGACAAGAAGATAACGGCTATCTATGAACAGGCAGTTGATGAGGTGGCAAAGATTGGCGGTTCTATTAATTCTGTCAGCCCTGAGAAGCTATTTTCTTTTTCCGATTATCCACAAACAAGTAAACGGATGAGAATGCTTCTTTTATCAATGACCAATAAATTATGCAAAGCTATTGAGGTCGGAGTAAAAGGAGCGTGGGAATTATCAGAGGCAAAGAATGATGAATTAGCGAAGTGGATTAAAATAGATTCTCCCTTTGTGGCAGTTCGTATGAAAGAAGCGAGGAAGGCTTTTCTTGAACGGAGATTAGGTAAAAATGGGCTTGATTTATCTAAAAGGGTTTGGGATTATGCCGATCAATTTAAACAGGAAATGGAACTTGCTCTTGACATTGGGATAGGTGAGGGAAAGACTGCTTCCGAACTGAGCCGTGATATTCGTCAATATCTGAAAGAACCGAATAGGCTTTTTCGTAGAGTTAGAGAAAAACACGGGAATCTTGTTTTATCAAAAGCTGCGAAAGCCTATCATCCGGGACAAGGCGTTTACCGTTCGTCATACAAAAATGCTCTGAGAACTTCTCGGACGGAAATAAATATCTCATATCGGAAAGCTGACGGTGAAAGATGGAGAGCCGAACCTTTTGTTATTGGGGTTGAAATCGCTTTATCCAATAACCACCCACGAAAAGATATATGCGATGTTCTTGCTGGAATATATCCATGTAATTTTGAGTTTACAGGCTGGCATCCTCAATGCTTCTGTCATGCTAAACCAGTCTTTGCTCCGGCAGAAGAACTGAAAGAGATGAGGCGTATGATTCTGGCTGGTGAAGATATATCTGAATATCGCTCTCAGCATCTAATCAAAGAGCCTCCTGCTGCTTTTACTACATGGGTGAAGGGAAATATGCCTTTGATAAAGAAAGCCTCAGAAAAGGGCAAATTGCCCTATTTCCTGAGAGATAATGAATCATTTATTAGTGAACATTTAAAGTCTGCTGCATGATGAAATTCTCCGAAAGGTTTTATAAAGGCTTTCAAAGGCTTACATAAGGATAGGAAATATAAAGAAAGAGAGAGGTGAAAAGCCTCTCTCTATTTTAATGGTATTCCGCAAAGAATCTTCTGGCTGCATCCACCGTTCAAGTAATCAACGGTCATCATTGCTATTGCCCGTCCTTGGGTCGTTTTCAGGGCTTCAATGCCGGAATAATCTGTTTGCTTATTCCTTAGTATCTCCAGAGACTTAGTATAACCTTCTTTGATTGGGGCATTGACGAACTTATTGATAGCCTTTATTTGTAGTTTGCTATCTATCTTTGAAATAGAATCTTCAATATCCTTTTCGGTGGGAATGGGATAATTTTGATTCAAGCATGATGCTATCTTTTCGTAGTCCTTTTTATTCATATTCATTTAAATAATAATTCACCTTCAAATATATCTTCTTTTTATGATTTTGCTCCCCTTTTCGTGCTTTTTCTGACTAATTCAGTCCGTTCTATGGTGCATTTTGCATTTTTGTAAGGCTTTTCTTTGGTTATCGAATGATTCCAAAGGGTTTCGACCTTGCATCCGATCTGCTCGGGCGTGAATTGCTCGTAAATTGCAGAGAGAGAGCCGAAATGAAAATCAGTTTTTCCGTTTATCGGCTCATTGAATATCACTTGGATAATTGGCTCTTTGTTCATGCCTTCTACTTATTTGAATTAATGATTAGGTTGTATAATAGGCATCCAGTGAGTTATACTCTCATCAGTTACATAGCCATTTGTTACAAACCACTTGGCTTTATTATATCCCTTTTTCTTGCGAAGCCATCCTATAGCATAATGTTTAACAGAATCTCTATCATAAAGCAACACTTCCTCCTCTGGTTCTGGTAATCGTTCATTTACGCTTATCCACGGAGATTGCTTCGTCTGCCATTCTGCACCGCACTGAAAATCTTCTATACAATCAATCTTCCGTCTATCATAATTATCTGCATCAACTTCTTTCAAAACATCTTTCCTAAATTTTGTTTTTTCATTGGCGTAATCATACGCTTTTTCTTCTAATGTCTGCTCCATATTATCAGAATTGGATTAATTTTTGCAATTCGGTAACTGCTATCAGATCACGTTCGGCTTTTTGTCTACGGTTTTCGATTGAAGTGTATAGCTTCTCCTTTTCCTTTACAGTAGCAAGCCTCCAATCTGTTATTCCGTCCCACACACCACAAGGATTAACATTGATACCTTCTGAATCTATACACGCATAATCTCTAAATTCACCGTTATTATAGTCTCCTTTTAAGATGGAAATTATATTGTGGGATTCACTTACAAGTATATCCCCGTCTTTGAAATTAGTACCTTCCATAATGTTCCTTTCTATATTATTTTGAGGATTATTTATTATTGATTAGGCGGTTTAACTTCGCCAGAAACATATCTTTTTCGATTGATATACTATTTCCATTTTTATCGACACAATTCTTGTAGAAAGAAAATACATGCTCCTTAGCTTCTTGATACTTTTTCGCATTAATTAATGGTTGGATTTCCTTTTCACAAATAGACGCAAGTTCTTCTCCTCTTTGATCAAGTTCCGAAGAAAGACGGATAACTTCTTTTATTAATTCCTGTTTATTCATGCCTTTATTTACTTTACAAAATATTTGATTGCTCATAATTTGTTCCTTTCTATTCTGTTTTTAGTTATTTATTTTACTGCCTTTTCTGTTCTTTTCTCTGTAAGTGAAGTTTTACTTTTTCTACGTCAAACTCATAGTTTTCGCATTTACTGCTGTTCGTCATAAGAAGAAGCAGAGGAAATAACATTCCATGTTTGCATCCTCTGCCAAATCCATCTGAGGAATACTTACAAGAATCGCATTTATAAATGTCTTGAATACATGCTATGCTCATTTTCCAGCCTCCTTTCTCAATTCTGTTTGTTCAATCAGAAATTTTCTGAAATTATTCTTATACTGACTATGAATGATTTTATACTGCTTTGATAAATTGGGTAATTGCTTGTACCCTTTACCGTATAGGAACTTTGCAACTAATTCGATCTTTTCACGATTATCAAACCCTCTATCTTTGCACATATTCGTAATACACATATTTGCCTTGCTGGTCGGTTTCTTTTCAATCGGTGGTATATATTCTCGCCTACTATGGGTATGCGTTCTTGGATAACCTACTCCATCGCCTAAATACTCACCCGATATATAATCAAATTCTCCGTTTATTATACTATCTGCTATTTCTCCCATAATTTCCTCCTTTTTTCTGATTAAAATGAAAAGTATTTTGCGAGCATTATATCATCCACATTTCCAAGCCTTGCAGCCGGAATCGGTTCTCTCATATATCCAACTTGTAGAATACCACGGAAACAAGAATTACCGTATTCTATTAACTTCTCTTTTTGTTGTGCAGTCAAAGGAATTAGCTTTTCGTTAAGCCTTATTCGGTTATACCCATCATAAAGAATATGATTTCCGTGAACCTTTACCCATCCATTTTTCTCTAACCAACGGTCGGGGTTCTCTCTTATGTCTTTTCTATTTTCCGTAATAGGTATGATTTTAGCCATTAAAAGAGCATCCGCAATCTGATTATGTAGCATATTAGAAATACTTCCGTTAAGAGCGTAATAATCACCGGTAGGAGAGAGCCAGCCAGCAGACCAACCTTTTGTTATATCAACAGGCTTGATGCCAGAGCCTAATGTTTCTTTGATATTTCTTTCATTTTTGATGAAATCATCAACCATTTTCATTTGAATTGTATTCTTTCTTATGAATGATTCCACTAACTCATCTCCGGTCATTAATTCCATTAGTTCAGTACTCAAATTTCTTACAGGTTCTGGAAGAATCGTGAAACCGTCTGGAATATAATCAGGGTAAACTTTATATAGCCATTCTATAACAGAAATAACCCTGAATGATTCTTCCAGAAAGTTTTTTATACCCACGATACAATATTTGATACTGCTTATTACATCATCATCAATCTCAATGAGGTTTTCAGCATCTCCATCATAAAAGTATTTGATGAGATATTCATATTTTACGGTGAAATCAAATTTACCTCTGTTTTTGATGATACAGTTTCTCAACTCTGTGAGTGATTCTTTCCAGCCTGTGGCAGTGTCAATTATTTGTAGGAGTTTTTCTGCTGACCATTTCTCTATATCCAGTAATGGATATTCTTTGTGTATTACCGGATGGTAAACAACACCGTTTAAACTAACTCCGTCTTTATCGGTAAAAAGTATAATTTTTCCGATGAGAATATCTAAAGCCGTTTGTGTTTCGCAACCAATGAGAGAATCTTTGATAGTTCTGAGAGCTTTCTCTGGATTTAAAGAATATAATAAATGCTCTCTTGCAATGGTTACGATTAATTGCCCTGCGCCTTCTCCTAACGTAAATCCTACTTCCATGTTATTTGCCCTTTGTTTTGATATTCTGAATCTCTGGTTTCTCATCTCTTATCAACTGAATCCAATTAATTGAACCTGTTTGAATCTCTTCTCCCAATTTGAAGGATATTGAACCCTGAGTGAAAGGAAGGTTTTCAGCTTGGAATAACTTCTTTGTATTAGCATAGAAATGCTTTGAGGCGAAATGAACCGGAATAGCATTCTCATCTTTCTTATCTTTTACGTTGATATAGAATTCATTGTTGTCTCCTGCTGCTAAACTGATGAATTTATCTGTGGTGATTCCTAATTTCTTCACTGCTCCGGCAGATAATACGAGATTGCCACTTTTATATACTGAAACGATTGCCTTATCTGAACTTGATGTTAACATTCTCAGTTTTATTTCTTTCTTATTTGCTTCCATGATTATATACTGTTTTATATAGATTACTTTGATTTTAAAAGACTTTTGCATGGGGAGTGATAATTTCCACTCCCCAAATTTATAATTGATTAATCGAGTTTGACGCGATTCATTAACTGACCTGAAATCTCATGTAATTCTCGTGAACGAGCTGGTTCTTGTTCTCTGGCAAATGCCGTGATTCCTTGAGTGAGCTTCCAGAGGGTTGCGCCACCGACTACCCCGTCATCGGGATTGTTGTTCATTAATAATTTTTCAACCTCTCGGCTTTCATGTTTCAGGAGAGAACCTTTTTGAACTAAGCTCTTTAGCTCTTTGTCAAAATCAACATCAATCTCCGAAGCTCCCTGAATCTCAATAGCTTTTTGCCATATTGTTTCTTTACCGTACAACCCTTTTGTAAGGTCTCTGATAGCGGAAACCGTTGCTTTTGTATCAAGTTCATAGGTTTTCTTTGATAATGCGATTGAATCTGGTAGACGTGAGCCAATATGTACCTGTCGCATAACCGATTCGCGTACCATACCATTCAGGCAAGCACCATTCAAGAGGAAAGAACGCATATCTACTGAACCGTCTCCATAATCGGAGGTGCTGAACCTTGCTCCTGCGAAGATGGTTACAATTCCGTTCTTCTTTGTAGGTATTTCAATGGGGGTAGGGAGAATCGTTTCACACCAGACTTTTGTATCACTCATATAGGCGTCAGCCATAACCGCACCTTGATTTCCGGCTTCCGTCATAAATGCAGTAAGAATATCTACTGAATTAAGTCTCCGGTATGAATCAGAAAGTACGCCTCTGACTTCTTGCCCTACGGCGCGGATGAGAACACGAGTTCTTTGCGTCCAACCAGAATGTTCGTTGAGGATAGTAGCACATAGTTTTCTTTGCCATTCATCACCAGCCGCAAGTTCTCGGAGATATTTAGCCGGAATATCCATTTTTCCGGCGATTTGATTCACTGCGTTATCATGTAGGCTGAATTCACCTTCTGGCATATTCATTAACACATGACCGTTTGCGGAGAAGTTGATAACCGGTTGACGGTCGTTCATTCTTAGGTTTACTCCTATCGGTGCTATAAAGTCCTGAGCGATTTTTCCTTCTTCAAGCAAACGGGAAATTGCGCTTTCAACTCCCGGACGTTTGCCCTCAATCATCTTTTGCACCTTATTGATTACTACTTGGTTTAAACCTGCTTGTTTCTCGTTGATTAACATTGTTGTTGCTTCCATAATTTTGAT